CTACTAATCAATTAATTGGTGAGTCTGATGCAGAGTTTATAAAGAACGGAGTAAAGGCAGGTGACATTGTAGTTAATACAAGCAACAATGTTTCAGCTACGGTAACTGCATTAGTAGACCAAGAAACGTTGACACTAAATGCTGACATCTTTACAAATGTAGGAGGTACAGAAAGATACACAATATACGCAGCAAGTGCAGTTGATAATTATCAAGATGCAAACAACGGATGTGTTTTATATATTGGTACAGGTGGTGCAGGTAAAGACTTAAATATAACTCCATTGGCAAATCAATTGCCTGTAATTTTCAAGAATGTAAAAGAAGGTTTCTTTCCTGTACAAGTAAAGAAGGTTTGGAAGACATATACAACTTGTGAGGATATTATAGCACTTTGGTAAGATGGAAAAATTAACTATAGGAATAACAATTAGTATATGAAAAACTATTGGGTACATACAACCACTTGGGGTGACATCGCTTTTAATTACAAACTAAAACCTAATGAGTAGTTGGATGGGAGATATAAAGATGTACCTTCTTAATATAGGTACTTTAGCGATTTCAATGTCGCAGATAGATATGATTTTAAAAATCACGCTGCTAATTCTTTCAGTAGGGTACACTGCTCAACGTTGGTACTTGTTAGACAAGGAGCGTAGAGAAAAAAACAACAATGAAAATTGAAAAACTTATAGTCCATTGTTCTGCAACTCGAGAAGGTCAACACATAACTATTGATACTATAAGAGATTGGCACGTTAATGGTCGTGGATGGAAAGATGTTGGATACCATTACATCGTATATTTAGACGGTACAATAAAAAAAGGAAGAGCAGATAATGTTCAAGGTGCTCATTGTAGAAAATTCAATAGTAGCAGTTTGGGCATTTGTTATATCGGGGGTGTTGAGTCTGACGGTAAAACACCAAAAGACACAAGAACTTGTGAGCAAGAAGAAAGCTTAGAAAGTCTTCTAATGACTTTAAAGGCTATTCATACAGACAGTGTCGTTCACGGACACAATGATTTCGCAAATAAAGCTTGTCCAAGTTTCGATGCAACGGAAGAGTATAAATATATAAGCGAAATAGAATATGAAAAAAATAGTGGAATGGTTCGGGGGGAGTGTAGTTAAAGACTTACTCGGAGGACTCGATAATCTCTTTACATCTAAAGAGGAAAAAATCAAAGCAGAAAATGTTATTAAGCAAATTTTAATTCAAAAAGAATTAGAGTTGCAAAAAATGCAAACTGAAATCATAGTTACAGAAGCAAAAGGTAATTGGCTTCAAAGAAGTTGGAGACCAATATTAATGTTAGCTTTTGGTTTTATAGTAATCTATGTAAAATTTCTTGCACCATTATTTGATTTAAGGATACCTGAGTTAGAAAATGAGTTTTGGAATTTATTACAATTAGGTATTGGTGGATATGTTATAGGTAGGACAGGAGAGAAAATGATGAAGTCTTACTCGGATTCAAAAAAATAAACCATCAAATAATTTCAGTACCTTTGTAAATAATAAAAACTGCAAGTATAAATGTCAAGAATTAGGTTATATCCAATAGATGAGAACGTAGTCGGAGGTGACAAAATGATTGGGACTAATGTTAACAATGGAAGAACTAAAAACTTTTCTGTTAGCAAGATGGTCCAATATATTAATGAGTCATCTTCAATAGACACTCAGACATTAAGATATAAGTTTCAATTCTTAGAGCCGGGAGACACATTGGAACTCGGAACATTATCTTTTGACCCACCACAAGGAAAGGTTGTAAATTTCTCAGATGTATCAAAAATAGTTTTAAGCGAAGCAAGTTTAAAATATGTTAGTCAGGGAACACCTACAAACGTTTCATCTTTTTATTCAGCTATTATAGGTTCTCAAGTATTGATATCAAACACAAATGATATATCAAAATTTGGTGTGTATGATTGGGATAGTAGTGTTCCGAGTGGGAATCCTAAATTTTATGATATAGGGTTAACCCTTGTGTCGGGTGAGGGTCAACTTGAAAAGGATGAAGAATATTTTATATCTTTGCTACGTTGGAACCCATCAGGTACAGGTGGTGATAAAACTTTTGTTTTCACACAAGGTGTACCAATATATCAATGGGATATAACACACGATTTAAACAAGTTTCCTGCAGTAACTGCAGTAAACTCTTTTAATGAAGAGGTATTTGGAAAAGTAGATTATATTAATAAAAACAGAGTAACAATAACATTCGCAGCACCTTTCTCAGGTCAAGCGTACTGCAACTAAAAAAAACAAATTATGGCAATAAAATTTTTAGATGCGATTGACTTAACGGGATTAGAAATCCAAAATGTCCTCGCACAAAACAATCCGGGCAACCCGGCAACTGCTCTCGGAGAGGGTCAGTTCTTTTTTGATTCTACTGCAGGTGTAAAAACCTTAAAGTATTGGAATGGTACTGCTTGGATAGAACTTGATGGACAAGGTGGTGTAACAGGAATTACTGCAGGTCCCGGACTTACGGCTTCCTCTTCAACAGGAGCAGTCACAATTGGTCCTGATTATAAAACTGCAGCAAACATCATTCTTTCTGCAGGAAACGCAGTAGGTACACCTGTACCACCTGACGCACATATTATTTATTCGGATACTAAGGCTGTTACCGGGGTTGTTAATTATGCAGAAGTAGCAGATTTACCTTTTACTGCCAACACAGGTACAGTAACAGGAGTAACCGGAACGGCTCCAATAGTTTCAAGTGGAGGTGTTACACCGGCTATTAGTATTAATAACTTTACAGGTGCAAATGGAACAACTGCAGGAACCAAAGGTTCAGTACCTGCACCGGCTGCAGCAGACAATGTTAAGTATTTAAAGGGAGATGGAACTTGGGCAACTATTCCTTCAGGATTTGCAGGATTTGATATTTCTGATGGTACTAATTCATTTAGTGTCGCTTCAGGTGACACGGTTCAATTTACCTCTAAGACTTTAAATGTAGATGCATCAACTAAAAATACTGTACAAATAGGATTAAAAACTATAGCAGGACTTACTGCAGGTAAATATACCTCAGCAGATGTTACAGTTGATGCACAAGGTTTAGTAACTGCAATCGCTGCAGGTGGTGCAGGAACAATGAGTTCATTCACGCTATCATCAGATAGTGGTACAGACCAAACAATAACTGACGGAGAGAAGCTTATCATTAGTGGTGGTACTGCACTGTCAGGTGTAGTTGGTGCTACAGATACGGTAACTATTAATCACGATACTTTTGGAACTGCAGGAACATATGCATATCCTTCTCAAGTAGTAACAAACGCAACCGGTCACATTACCTCTATTACTGCAGGTAGTGCACCCGGAACAATGAGTTCGTTTACTATTGAAGCTGACTCAGGAACTGCTGAATCAATTAGCAATGGTAACTCAATAAACTTTGCCGGTGGTGAAGGTATTGTTACTGATGTAGCAGCTACAGATACTATTAATATTGTACTTGACCTTTCGGAACTTCCTGCAAGAAGTGCAAAGATAGACCCTAAGACAGATTACTTAGTTGGCTTGTTTGATAAAGGAGCAGACCAAAACAAAACGTTTATTAATGACCTTACTCTTAGTATGTTCGCAGCACCAACTGCTGACTTAAGTATGGCATCTAATAAAATTATTAATGTTACTAATCCAACGGCAGCACAGGATGCAGCAACTAAGAACTATGTAGATACAACATTCGCAGGTTCAGGAGCATTAATCTACCAAGGTGGATACGATGCGACAACTGCAGCACCATCAGTAGGTGTTAAGCAAGGTTGGACATACGCAGTAACAAGAGCAGGTTCAGGTAACCCTTTAGGATTTTGGAGTCCTACATTAGAGGTTGGTGATTTAGTTATCGCTAACATTGATACTCCAACAACTGCAGCAGATTGGACTGAGATTAACAAAAACATTGACGTTGCAACTGCAACGGTTCAAGGTATTGCTAACTTCCCAACTACAGGTGGATTAACTGTTTCTTCAGGAGCAGTAAGTTTAGCGAAGCCGGGAACAGTTGCAGCGACATACGGAGCAGCAGATACGGTTGCACAAGTAACTGTAGATGATAAAGGTATTGTTACTTCAGCAACAGATGTTACTATTGCAATTGGAGCAAGTCAAGTTAAAAACTTCTGTGCAGAAGTTGAAGCTTGTCAATCTAAAAGAGAATATGTTGAGACAGTTGGTAATAGTGATACATTCATTGTTAATCACGCTCTTGGAACACAGAATGTAATGGTTCAGGTATATTCAAATGTAAGTCCATTTGATACTGTTCACGTTACGGTAGAAAGAACTGATAAAGATAATGTAACAGTAAGAACTGCAAAAACACAAGGAGCATCAGCACTTGTGGTAATGGTTCAGAAAATAGGAAGCTAATATAAATGGCATATATAAAGTTTAAGGAACCCATTGACGTTACCGATGACCTTAAGGTTAACGGTACATCTTTGGGGTCCAATGCTTTTACGAGCACAACAATTCCAACTAATAATAATCAGTTAACCAACGGAGCAAAGTATATTACTCTCGCTGAAGTACCGGCTAACCCGACTGTAAACAATTCAAAGATTACTTTGAGTGCAGGAGATGGTTTGTCAAATGGTGGGGATTTTACATTAAATCAATCTGTAGCAGAGACCATTACACTTAATGTTGATAGTACGGTTTTAAGAACAACAGGTGCACAGGTGATTGGAAGTGGAACTAAAACTTTTAATGACGATGTATACTTTAATGATTCTTGTTTTCAACCTTACCATAGTGTTGCATCAGGTGCTTATTATTATGATACCTACGCAGGTAATAATAATTTAAGATGGTTTGTACAAGGTGCAAAGTCAGACATTATTAGATACCAATCATACTCTAATACTGAGTATTGGAATGGTTCGTCTTGGGTGGCTTGGAATAATACCACTATGTTTAACAACATATTAGATGGTCAGAAGTCTACGAGTTCAGGTGCTTCTATTAATAATACAACAAAGAAATTTAGATTTGAGGTTATAGCAAACACAGGTTGGCCGACAACGGCTATTTTATGGATTGAAACATCTTGGACAGGATTTACCTATCCGGGATTAACTGTAGAAATAGAAGAATATGATAATGCTACCGGAAGGTGGGATGTTAATGCAGGTGCTACTTCAGATTTTGAAAGAACTAATGGGTTTACAAATTGGGGATTAAATGCTCACGTTATAAATTCTATACATACAGGAGATAATAGAACAAGGTTTACTTTAACTTGGGGTGCAATTCCTACAACGGGAAGTTATACAACTGTTCCTTTATTGAATGTTATGTTAACTTCTAATTTTTCAGGACTTGACAATACTGTATTTCCATTTACTGTAGACTATAATAAAAACCTTACAACAACAGGTAATTTTTATGGAGCCGGAGGTAATTCAACTGAATGGAATTCTGCATATGACAACACAATTAATAAACTTGCCGTAACAGGCAACACAACTAAAACATTAACTGCCACACAGAATGATGGTGGAACACTAACTGCATCTTGGACAGACAACTCAGCCTCTGTAAGTAATAACAAAATTACATTATCTGCAGGTTCAGGTATGAGTGGTGGAGGAGACTTCACACTAAACCAAACTACAGATGAAACAATTACACTTACAAACAACGACAAAGGTTCTTCTCAGAATATATTTAAAAACGTAACTGATGGTAAAACTGCTATTAAAGCAATTAGCAATAGTGATACTTTAACTTTTTTAGGTTGTAAAGGAACAAATGTAACTATTAACGAAGAGTCAAGAGCAATTGAATTTTGTGTCGATAGACAAACTCTTTCTGTATCAGGTCAAACACTTACAATTAGTGATGGTAACTCTGTAACAATGCCAACTAATACCGGACCTGAAGGACCTAAAGGAGACACAGGTGACACAGGTGCTGCCGGTGCTAAAGGAGACACAGGAGCAAGAGGCTTGACAGGACCGGAAGGTCCTGAAGGACCACAGGGTGACCAAGGTGTAAAAGGTGACACGGGAAGCCAAGGTGCAAAAGGAGATACCGGTGCTGCCGGAGCAAGAGGTGCTGCCGGAACTAACGGAACTGACGGAGCCAAGGGTGACCAAGGTGACCAAGGTGTAAAAGGCGACCAAGGCGACCAAGGTGTTGAAGGTCCTCAAGGAACTGCAGGAAAACAAGGTGACCAAGGTGCAAAAGGAGATACAGGCGACCAAGGAGTAAAAGGGGATGCAGGTGCTCAGGGACCTATTGGGTTGACAGGACCTCAAGGAGGAAAAGGTGATACCGGAGCAAAAGGTGACCAAGGTGTTGAGGGACCTGCCGGAAAGAACGGAGCAGCAGGTGCTAAAGGAGATACAGGTGCAGCAGGTGCTAAAGGAGATACAGGTGCAGAGGGTCCTCAAGGACCTCAGGGAGATACAGGTGCAGGGGGACCAAGAGGACCTGCCGGAACAGACGGAACAAACGGAACAGACGGAAAGAACGGAGCAGCAGGTGCTAAGGGTGATACCGGTGATACCGGTGCAGTTGGACCTGAAGGACCACAGGGTGCTAAGGGTGACACAGGTGGTGTAGGTCCTGAAGGACCTGAAGGACCACAGGGTGCTAAAGGAACAAACGGAACAAACGGTGCTGATGGAAAAAGTATAACAGGACCACAAGGTCCTGAAGGACCTGAAGGTCCAAAAGGTAGTACAGGAAACACCGGAGGAGTAGGACCACAAGGTCCTGCCGGAGCAAAAGGTAATACAGGTGCTGCCGGAACAAATGGTTCTGACGGAGCAACAGGACCACAAGGTCCTGAAGGTCCTGCCGGAGCAAAGGGTAATACAGGAAGTACAGGTCCTCAGGGTCCTGCCGGAGCAAAGGGTACTACAGGAAACACCGGACCACAAGGTGCTCAGGGAGCAACGGGTTCAAGGGGACCTACAGGAGCAACGGGACCTACGGGACCACAAGGTCCTGAAGGACCTGAAGGACCTGATGGTGGTGGTGAAATTTATATTGAGGGGAAACAGTCGAAAATAGCAAGGCAAGATTTTTTCATTAGTAGAAAGCAACCTTTTTTACAAATCACTTTTATTGATGGCACCACTACTTGTATACTATTAAGTCCTTGCGAGTTTGAGCCATCGAGGTAAATGAAAATTTCATATCTTTGTAACTAATAATTAATTTAATATAAATCAAATGGCAAAAAGTAAAAAACTAACAGAGCAAGAATTAAAGCAAATTCAATCAATGCTAAACGCATTCAACCAATTGAAAATGCAATTAGGTGATGCAGTTTTACAACAATCATCACTTGTATCAAAAATTGATACACTGAAAAAAGAGTACGCAGAAGTGGAATTAAAGCTATCTGAAAAGTATGGTAGTGATTCACAGATTGATGTACAAACAGGAGAGATTAAAAAAATAGAACAAGAAAAAACAGAATAATGGCAAGAATAAGTACATATGCAATTGATGGCATCCCAACAGTAAATGACAAAGTAATTGGAACAAATGTTGACGATGCTGATGTTACAATGAATTATACCATTGGTGATATCATTGCATTAGTACCCGGAGGTTCTTCTTCCGTTCAGTCATTAAATACCCTTACGGGTGACTTAAACTTAATAGGAGCCGGAGGCATTAGTATTAGTGCTTCCGGAACCGATATTACTATTACAGGTAGTGGTGGTGGAGGTATCCAAACTATTGAGGGAGCAACCGGACCTGATATTGATTTAGCAGGTAAGGGAGGTATTACAATAACTACAGTAGGGAACTTAATTAATATAGATGGTTCAGGTATTGGAGGAGGAAATCCTTCTGAACCTGAGTTCGGTGTTCAGTTTAATCAAGGAGGTGTTTTCAATGCAGGTGATTTTTTTAAGGTAGATGTATCTTTAAAAAACAACCCTGTCGTTAATATTGGTAAAGCACAAGAAATCAAAGGTCAGTTAAATATATTTGCAGGAGCCGGTGAAGGTGCATTTTATGGAGAGACAAGATATTATGATGCACTTGGCTCAGGTCAATTTGCTGCTTGGGCATCTCCGGGTCAAATCCTAAAACAAAGCTATGCAGTTGCGTTGCCGGAAAACGAACCTGCTCCCGGTCAAGTATTAGTTATTGACAAAACACCGACTTCGTCATCTCCCTTCACATCTATATGGAGTACAGTAGGAGGTAGTGCTGACGAGAAATTTAAAATTGATGCAGCAGATACTTCATCAGGTTTTTGGCTTGACAAAATAACTATGGGTTCCGGTATAACTCAAACTGTATTAACCGACAAAGACGGAATTAAAACAATACAACTTAATGGAAGTAGTGTATCAACTGTAAATAGTATTAAAGTAGGTAGTTCTACTGCCCAAGGTACATTTGGGTTTACAGGTTCAGGAGTTACAATGACTAATGGTGGTGCAGGTGACCCGGGAAAAATAATTGATTTCAATTACCAAGACCCTTTAGTTAGTGGGACAAACATTAAAACTATAAATAGTCAATCTATTTTAGGAAGTGGAGATATTGTAGTTAGTGGTGGTACTCCTGCAGGTGTTGCAGGTAGTGTTCAGATTAATGATGGTACAAATTTTTCAGCAGACACAAATCTTACTTGGGATACTACTAATAATATTTTAACTGTAGGAAACGAAAACAACCCTGTCTTTCAGGAAGGTATTTTATTACTTAAAGGTAACGGAAGTAACTTAGGTGGTAGAGTTCAATTTCAAACAGGCATTGGAAAAGCAGCAGCAGCAATTGTAACTTTACAAGGACCTGAACAAGGTGCAAAACAAGAAATTTCTCTTCCGGGTGCATTGCCGACTGATGTCGGATTAGCCTTAACTGTTAAATCAATTACAGGTACTGAGGTAGAAACTGAATGGAAAGCTGCCGGTGGTGGTGGTGGAACTGTCACATCAGTTGGAGGGACTGCTCCAATAGTAAGTTCAGGAGGAAATACTCCTTCGCTTAGTATGGCTAAGTCTACAAGAACAGTTGATGGGTATTTAGATTCAGGTGATTTTGTTAAATTTGATGACAAACAAGCTGCTTTAGTTAGTGGCACAAACATTAAAACAGTTAACGGAAATAGTCTTCTCGGTAGTGGGAATTTAGCTATTACTGCTACTGCAGCACCGGGAGGTACAAGTGCTCAGATTCAATATAATAACAATAGTGTATTAGATGGGAATGTAGGACTTACTTTAGATACAGGGACTGCAGGACTTACTAAGGTTCAAATTGGGTCATCTCTTAACCCAACCTTTAGATACGGAGTATTAAAGCTTACAGGAAACGGAAGTACAGAAGGTGGAAAAATAGAATTTGAAACAGGAGCAAGTAAAGGCTCTCCGGAAACAATTATTCTTCAAGCACCTGATACAGGAGCAGCACAAGAAATTTCATTACCTGAAAGCTTACCAACGGCAGACACACAGATATTAGGTATTAAGTCTATTAGTGGAACGTCAGTTCAAACACAATGGGAAACACCAACAGGTGGTGGCTCGTTACCTTATACAAGTTATGAAGCAATATTCTCATCGACAGGAGGAAATGTATCAGTAGTAGAAGCTAATAATACCACAGGTACAACTTTTACTTGGGTAGATTCCGGTAATGAAATTGTAATAAGACCTGCCGTAGCATTTGGAGACCAACCTGTTCTTGTATTGTTAAATGGGTATGGTGGTACTAAAGATTCTAAAGCTTTATGTTTTTTCGGAGGGTATCTTAAAGCTAACGGACAAGTTACAATTGATAAATTAGACCGAGATTTTGCATCAACCGTGGCAGACATTGACCAAGGAAACTTTGAACTTAGAGTATACTAATGGATATTAGAAAAATTTCAATAGGTCCTGATTACAAGTCAGGAGCAATGCATTATATTGTAGGGCAATCTGTTTTAAATGGTAGTTATACTATTCATTTAATTAAGTTTGTTTTAGAAAAAGAGAGTATATTAATTTATATTCAAAAAGAAGATGAGATTTTACTTTGGAAAGAGTTTACCTCAACGATGCCCGTCTCTATTGAATACAATATAAACTTTATTTAATGACGGATAACGAAAGAAAAGAACTAATCGAAAAGGTCGAGGTTCTTAAAATGGAAAAAGATAAGGTTGATGATTGGATGGATTCAATGGCTATTGCTGATGAGATTCACAATATTGAAATGAAATTAAATGGAGTTAAACCAACTGATTCGCATATAGATTGTATTGGTTGTGGCTCGTAAATTAAATTATGAAATCACCGTTTGCATTTATCGTAAGACCTTTAAAAGGTAAACGATATAACAACACAAAAGAAATATCCGGATTGGATATTATCATAAGCACATCTGAAGAAGATTTTAAATTTTCTAATAGAGAAGCAGAAGTAGTTGAACTCCCCCTTGGATATAAAGGTCCGATAAAGGTGGGAGATTTTTTGTTAGTACACCATAATGTTTTTAAGTTTTATAACGATATGTACGGAAAACAAAGAAGTGGTAAAAGCTACTTTAAAGATGATTTGTTTTTTATAGAAGCCGAACAGTTCTATGCGTACCATAACGGTACACAATGGAATGCAGTTGACAGATATTGTTTTGTGCAACCTGCACCCGTAGAGGATTCATATATTTACAAACCTTTAAGTGAAGAGCCTTTAGTTGGTATAATGAGGTATCCTAATGAGTATCTAAAATCCAAAGGGGTTGTAGAAGGGACAAAGGTTTGTTATAAACCAAATAGTGAATATGAGTTTACCGTAAGTGATGAAAAACTTTACAGAATGTTTGACCACCAAATAGTTATGTCAATATGAATATAGGAATATTTGAAGATGTAATACAAGGGGTAGATAAATATGTTGATGACATATTAAACGAAGGCTTTCAAGATATACAGATAGGAGAAGATTTATTTAAGAATGTAAATGCAAGAGGTATTGACCAACTTGTTGTGTTTTTAAATGAACATTATCCAATGTATAAAGCAGATTTAAACTTTGTAAGAAGGTCACCCTTAAATCAAGAAGAACCAAATTTCATTCATACAGATGATATGATGGGAGATTTAACTGCGATACTTTACTTAAACACAGAGCATCCTGAAACCGATGGAACTACTCTGTATTACAAAGGAGAAAAAATGTGTATCTTGAGGTCAAGATATAATAGGCTTGTTGTTTTTCCATCACACCTTTATCATTCAAGAAATATTTATGATAATTTTGGTTATGCAAAAAAAGCAAGACTAATACAGGTTTGTTTTTTAAAAAAGAAATAATGACTGATTTTGAATTGATGTTAAAAGAAGCTAATATAGATTTAGAACTTTTAAATAAGTACATAGAGTCAGATGAGTTTATAAAAGAAGCAGGTCCCGTTGTGGATTTTGGTAATAAAAATTATGAGGTTAAAGACTCAAGCATTGAGGGTTTGGGAATTTTTACAACAAAAGATTTTAACAAAGGAGATGTTATTGGGTACGGAACTATGGATGGATGCAGAACTATAGCAGGTAGGTATACTAATCATTCTAAACATCCTAACGCAAAGTTTTATTACTTTAAGGACAACAGTAACACTATTTTAATTGCAGAAGACAATATAAAAAAAGAACAAGAGATTGTAGTTAATTACAGACACCATACATACAACAAACATTATTATGAGTAGAGAATGGGATTGGATGGATGAACTAAACGAAGATGTTCCTATAAAGAAAACAAAACGTATTAGAAATGAAATCAAACGAAATAAAATTAAAAATCATAGAAGCAGGTCACAGGGCAGTGGAGCAGCTTATAAAGGTAGCGAAGGAAGCGATTATTAAACACGACCCTGAAGATGACCTTTCAGCAGACAGGTTAAAAAATGCAGCAGCTACAAAAAAGTTAGCGATATTTGATGCGTTTGAAATATTAAATAGAATTGAAGCAGAAAAAGAAGCTATTGAATCATTAGAAAAGGGAGCAAGTAAAACAGATACAAAACAAGGATTTGCAGAAAGAAGGTCTAAATAACTTATATCGAACACTTGAGGGTGTTGTACCTAAAAACGTTTTAAAGTCTAAGAACAAGGCTAAAACGTGGAAATACGGGTATGAGTCTAAGTATGATTTTGTTGTTATATCGAAGACCGGAGAGATAGGAGATATTATAAGTGTAAGTGGTTTAAAGATAGCTTTACCTTTAACACCTAAAAAGTGTCTTCAAAGACACAATAAAAAAGAAGAACAGTATTGGGAAAGAGAAGAGTTACCTAAGGCTTTAGGTAGAATGCAATCTATATTTCAATGGAATGAAATGCCATCTCAATTTAAGGATAGATGGGTTGATTATATTGAAGGAGAGTTTGATAGAAGAGAGCAAGGTTTGTGGTTTATGTCTAATGGCGAACCAACATATATTACCGGAGCACACTATATGTACCTTCAATGGACAAGTATTGATGTTGGATATCCTGATTTTCGAGAAGCAAATAGAATTTTATTTCTTTATTGGGAAGCATCTAAAGCAGATACGAGAAGTTTTGGTATGATATATTTAAAGATAAGACGTTCAGGATTTTCTTTTATGTCATCATCAGAGTGTGTAAATACAGGTACACTTGCTAAAGATTCAAGAGTAGGTATATTATCTAAGACAGGTTCTGATGCTAAGAAAATGTTTACCGACAAGGTAGTTCCTATTAATAGTAGGTTACCTTTTTTCTTTAAACCTATTATGGATGGTATGGATAAACCTAAAACTGAATTAGCGTTTAGAATACCTGCTGCAAAGATTACAAAGAAAAATATGTACGATACAACCAACGATGAGTTGTATGGATTAGACACTACTATAGATTGGAAAAACACAGACGATAACAGTTATGATGGTGAAAAGCTTCTGTTATTAGTTCACGATGAAAGTGGTAAATGGATAAAGCCTAATAATATTTTAAACAATTGGAGGGTTACTAAAACTTGTTTAAGATTAGGTAGTAAAGTTATTGGAAAATGTATGATGGGTTCAACATCCAACGCACTTGAAAAGGGTGGTGACAATTTCAAAAAACTATACACAGATTCTGATGTGGGAAAAAGAAACGCTAATGGTCAAACCAAAAGTGGGTTATATTCACTTTTCATTCCTATGGAGTGGAATATGGAAGGGTTTATTGATAGATATGGTATGCCTGTTTTTGAAACACCCAAATTACCCAAGCCGGGTATTGATGGGGAACCAATTATTCAAGGAGCAATTGACTATTGGAAAAACGAGGTTGAATCCTTAAAAAACGACCCTGATGCATTAAACGAATACTATCGTCAATTTCCAAGAACAGAGTCTCACGCATTTAGGGATGAGAGTAAACAGTCTCTATTCAATCTTACAAAGATATATCAGCAAATAGATTATAATGATTCTTTAATTATAGACCATCACGTTACAAGAGGGTCTTTAAGTTGGAAAAACGGGGTTAAAGATACTGAGGTAATATTTTCCCCAAACAATCGAGGAAGGTTTTTAGTTTCTTGGACTCCTAATAAATCTTTGCAAAACAGAGTTGATATAAGAAGAGGCATTAAATATCCCGGTAATGAACACATTGGTGCATTCGGGTGTGACAGTTATGATATATCAGGAGTTGTAGGTGGAGGTGGTTCCAATGGAGCACTACACGGAAAAACTATGTTTAGTATGGCTGAAGCACCAAGTAACGAGTTTTTTTTAGAATACATAGCAAGACCACAAACTGCAGAAATATTTTTTGAAGATGTGTTAATGGCTTGTGTTTTTTATGGTATGCCTATATTAATAGAAAATAACAAACCTCGTTTACTATATCATTTTAAAAACAGGGGGTACAGAGGTTTCTGTATGAATAGACCTGATAAAGCATATACTAAATTATCTAAGACTGAAAGAGAATTAGGTGGTATACCTAACTCAAGTGAAGCAGTAAAACAAGCACACGCTTCAGCAATTGAATCATACATTGAAACCAATATAGGTTTTAAAGATGATATGGATATTGGAGATATGGTTTTTTCAAGAACTTTAGAGGATTGGGCGAAGTTCGATATTAGTAACAGAACTAAGTATGATGCTTCAATTAGTTCGGGGTTAGCAATTATGGCAACACAGAAACACCTTTATTTACCTGAGAAAAAAGTTTCAAAAATAAAGGTTAACTTTGCAAGGTATAGTAACAAGGGCAAATATAGCGAAATTATTAGATGAAAAAAGTAAACATAAATATATCATCTTCCGGATTTCCAAGTCAATTTGTATCTGATTCAGAAAAGGCTACTGATGAATT